GCTTTGTATTTTCATCAAGCCTAATTTTTCAATAATAAACAAAAATCATGATAAGAGAATTAAAGACAGAAAAAGGCAAATTGTTCAATCAATTGCAAGATGTCTACAAAGTCGCTGAAACCGAAAAAAGGGCTTTAGCTCCAGACGAAGTTGCAAAAGCGGACAAGCTTATGCTTGCAATGAATGAGAAGGATGCACAGATTAGAAACTTTCAAGACTTTGCAAAACGAAAATCTGAGTACGAAAATGTAGCACCGCAAGGCGGACCTTCAACACGCACGAAGAAGGAAAACGGGGTAAATAGTTTTAATAAATATTTGCGTTTTGGTCATGGTTCTTTAAGTCCAGAAGAACGCAGTTATTTGCATCGTGGAACAGGAACGCAGACGACGGTGAATGCTGCAGGTGGTTACAATATTCCAGAAGGCTGGACGGGGGAATTAGATTTTGCAACGCAATTTGTTGGCGAAGTCGAAGGGATTGCAAGAATATTTGCAACGTCAACTGGTAACATTTTACCTATTCCAAAAGTAAACGATACAGGGACCGACGCAACGCAACAGACTGAAGGAGCAGCAACCACTGTTGCTGATATGACTTTCGGAAACACTGATTTGAGTGCTTATACATATAGTACACTTGTAAAAGTTTCAGAGCAGTTGTTGCAAGATGAAGATGTGAACTTGACTGGCTATTTAGCTGAGTTATTAGGACAAAGGATTGCGCGTAAAACAAACGCAGACTTGACAACTGGAAACGGTTCAGGAAAAGCGAATGGAATCATCACAGCGGCGACTGTAGGCGTTACAGCTGCTTCGGTTTCAGCGATTACGCACGAAGAATTGATTGATTTATTTTATTCTGTTGACCCTTCTTATAGAATGGGTTCGTCTGTAAATTGGATGTGTAATGATACTGTTCACTCAGCAATCAGGAAATTAGGATTAACTGCTTCAGAAAACTACAATCCAATTTCATTTACAGGTGACGGGACAATGTTCATACTTGGGAAAGAGGTTAAAATTAATCAGAACATGGCTGCAACGATTGAAGCAGGAGCCAAATCTTTATTATTTGGGGACTTCAATGGTTACGCAGTTCGTACTGCAGGCGGAATTAACATCAAGCGTTTAGCGGAAAGGTACGGGGACGAACTTAATGTTGGTTTCTTAGCATACAGACGAATCGACGGCAATTTAATCAGTGCAGGTGCACCGTTAAAAGTTTTACAGCAAGCAGCTTCGTAGGACTTATATATAGTAATTTGCAAGGCGGTTTTATATCGCCTTGCAATAATTAAAGCTTATGAAAATTAGATTTTTAAAGACAGCAGCGGGCAATTCCTTTCTATTCAAAAAAGGAAATGAATATGAACTTGAAGCGAAAAACGCAACCAAGTGGGTTGAAATTGGATTTGCTGAAAAAGTAGAAACGAAGGAAATTGCAACAACAAAACGCAAACGCACAACACGCAAAAAATGATAAAGAATATTGCAACGTCATATAAAGTAATAACGCAACCTGCAACAGCAGTTGTTGCCACTGATGTAATGAAAAACAATTTGAAACTGGATGGCATTACAGCAGATGATTCACTTGTGGCGACTTTATTAATTGCAGCAAGAGAACGCTGTGAAGAATACTGCAATATAAAATTCATCGACACTGTAATTGAGCAGGTTTGGGATGGATTTCCAAAAGGAACAAGTTTCGATAACTGTCTAAAACTGACAATTGGGAACGCTTCAGCAGTTGAAAGTTTCAAATATTACGACGAAAGCGGCGTGATTCAAACTTGGGCAGAATCTAATTATATTTTAGATACATATTCAAAAGGCGGGCGAATCTGCACAGCAGCGAATGTTGACTATCCAACAATTGACACGGACCGGATTAATTCGATTGTAATCAGATACAAAAGCGGTTTCGGGTCTGCAGCTTCGACTGTTCCTGAAGCAATCAAGCACGCAATCATGTTGCAAGTTGCTTATTTGTATAATAATCGTGAAGACAAAGCACACACAATGTCAACTTTGAGTGAATATTTATTGAATGCTTACGTTGTAAATCCTTTGTAAAAATGACAGCAGGACAATTAAAATATAGAATCATTTTACAAACTTATTCTGCAGCAACAAATGCAAACACGGGGCAAAGCGTTCGAACGTGGTCAGATGCTGAAACAATTTGGGCAGACGTAGAATGGCGAACAGGGAACGAAAGCGAAAAGAACGATATTATAACGCAGACACAAAAGACAGATTTTATAATCCGTTACAGAACAGCTGTGAATGCAAATGATTACAGAATAAAGTTTGACGGTAAAATATATGATATAGAAAGTGTCGAAGAGTTTGACGAATTTCGCACATGGATGAAATTAGGATGTAAAAAACGTGATAATGAATAAATTCGAAAAGGAACTTGCAGCAGTTGTAAAAAAGTTGGATTCTGTAAAGTTTCTTTTTGATGATAAAGATTTTGAAAAGATACTTGCGGAAGCAGCTGCACCTGCACAAGATGCAATAAAATCGGAAGCACCGCAAAGTAATAAATCACATTTGATGGCAGACGGCGGTGGGTCTTACAAAAGAGTAAAGCCAGGCAATTTAAAGCGGTCTGTTCAGATTTTCAAAGCACGGGGACACAAAAACAGGTCAGTTCTGGTTGGTCCAATTGTTTCTAAAAAATCAAAAGTGAAATCGGTCGAAGGGACAAAAAGGGTTTCGAGGGCAAAACGTGCATTTTATTGGAAATTTATGCACTACGGAACAGCAAGGACTCCTGCAACACGGTTTATGGATAAGGCAAGGAGCAGGGCAGCTGGTGCTGTAATGCTGAAATTAAAAGCAGGAGTTAAAAAATACGCAAGGAAAGAAGTTCAAAAAATATTCGAATGAGAGCAGACGTAATTACATACTATTTATTGACACAGACAACTGAGATAAGCAATGTTTTAACAGCAGTGTTTCCTGTTGTTGTGCCTCAATCGGCTTCTTTATCGACAGGGAATACGGCAGTTTATAGCGTCGTGGGGACTGATGCTGTCACAACAAAGACAAGCTTTAATGATTATGATCGCGTAACTGTTCAGGTTTCTTTGTTTTCTACAGATTTAGATAGTGTTTTAAATGCGGCTGATATTATTCGAAATAAATTTGATAGATACTCAGGAACAATTACTTTAAATTCAATTGATTACAATGTAGATTTAATCAGATTTCTTAATCAAGAATTTGTTGGGTTTGATGAAGATAATGAAGTTTATATGATAGCGTGCGATTATTTAATTTCTACAACAAATGTATTTATTAATAATATGGATTTCGAAAACTGGGCAAGCAGACTGGGTCAATATGAAGAAGATACCGCAGCTGTAGCAGCAGGGGTTGCGGTAGGTAGTTGGTATTTTAACACAATTTTAAAAACAGTAACACAGTTATAATTATGAAGAAAGCTACATTATTAATATTATTTATATCAATTAATTTTATTGTAATTGGTCAGACATTAAGTGGGGGTGACAAGCAGACTGTAAACATCTCTGGGAGTAATACAAGCGTAAAATTAGACACCTTTTTAAATTTTTATAATCCATTAATTTCGGCCTCAGGAATATTTGAGCAGCCATCTGAATTTACAGCAAACATTCCTTTTTCAATCTCAAGAAAATACAACTCTTTTAATACTTCGGTAGATGGAATTGAGGTTTTCAGGGACAGCTTTAAGATTACAACAAACACCATTTTTTTTGTAAAAAAAACGGGGTCTGATATTGCGGATGGATTAACACAGCAAACACCTTTTTTGACTGTAAAGAAAGCAATTCAAGCAGGGAACGCAACGGGGGCAGGGTATCAAATCAATGTAGGTGCGGGGTTTTATGATTATGCTGAAATTGCTTTTAATACTGTTTATCCAACAGAACGTTTAAATATTATAGGAGAAGATGAGACTTATCTTTTTTCTGGAGAAAATGATTTATCTTTTGTAAAAACAAGTGAGTACAATTATATTTATGAAACAACAGTCTCAAGTGCTTTGTTCTTTACACTTCTTGATAAAACAGAAAAGGATAAGTTTGGAGCGTTCTTGGAAATGCCTGTTTATAGTAGCCTATTAACATTGTCAGCTGCTGAAAAAGGCTATTTTTATGACGGGACAAAACTGTACATTCAAACAAGGGTTGGGTCTTATAATGCCGATTTGTTTATGATTGTGTATAAAATACAAAATAGAATTGGATATAGTGAATTATCCACAAAAATATATCTTGAAAATGTAAATATTTATGGTCGGCAAGTCTTTAAAAATGATACAATCATAATGCGAAATTGTCACTTACATTATACGAATCAATCTGATGTTTTTAAAAGTGAAAACGCAAAACAAATTGTATTGCACAGTAGTAATTTTTCAAAATCGGCAAGCGGCGATATTTTAAACTATACACATTGCAATTTTGTCGCTGAAATCAATTGCAATGCCGACGGATATAACAGAACTAACAACGTGTCAAGTCAAGCGTCAAGCGTTCACGACACAACACAAATAGTCAGAATAAACGGAAATTACAGGGGGCAAGACCAATCGGTGACAGATGTAACGGGTTCAAAAAGTATTCTACTAGGGTGTAATTTATCCTCAAATTACGAGGGGAGCAACAACACAACAAACACTTATTTTTGTAACTTACAAGCCCGAACAGGGGCAAAAGTTTGGGCTTGGGATATAAAACTTGGGGGTGGAAAATGGGACGGTGCAACGTCTTACGAAATAGTGACGGACACGGATGCAGGGTCTGTTATATATATAAAAGAAACTGATTTTATCAAAGTTTTGGCAGGGTCAATTATAGAAAAATGGTAACTTATGAAAATTAGAGGGTTTCGAAAGTACAGTATTGCTTTATTATCATTAGTCTTCAGCTTTGTTGCTTTGATGTGTTCAAAGATGAATGATATTATCTTTTTTCAAGTCGTTTCTGCTGTTCTGTTTTTATACGGTGCAGCAAACGCCGCAAATCATTTTTCTACTAAAAAAGAAAACCAGTAAAATTATGAATAAAATATTTGAATTAACAGAACGGATTGGGGCAGAATATGTTTTATTTATTCTCGTCTTAATATTAGCAAACAGCATTGCAAAAGTGCTATTTGATGAAAAACCGAACTCAACTAAAAAGATAGTCATAACGGTTTCAGTCGTAATCTTTTTAACTTTTTGGGTGTGCGGGGCAAGGTTTGTTTCATTGTTCCTATACCTATTTTTCGCATTTGGACTTTACGATTTCTTCGGGCGACACATTGAAAAATTACTTCTTCATGTGTTCTTTATTATAGCAAATTGGGTTGCTAAAAAATGGAAAGTAATGAAGACGAAAAAACCGTTTAGCTGGTTTATTGGTTAATATCAAGACATTTACACATCTCTAAAAAGTACAAAACAGAAACGAATGACCGATTTAATCAAAATTCTGAGTGACGGCTGGGCACTTATCGCAATAGTGACAGCCGGCATCGGGGGAACCTTAACTTTTATAAATAAACGCAGAACTAGTACTGATTTGCTTTACATACAATTAGAAAAACTGAAAATTCAAGTGATTGAACAAGTCAACAGGGATGTTGAATTAATACATGAATTAGCAGAAAAAGAAAAGATTGTAAATAGGTTAAAATTGCATTGTCCTGAGTGTTACAAGAAATTTATACAACAAAATTATGAGTCTGATTCTTAATAAAATAAAAGAGATAGAATTGATTCTATCTGAGCACTTAAAAACAAGAAGCATGAAAATCAAGATAATTCAAAATATGGAAATTTCGGGCAAAATGGTTTGTGAAGGGTCTGTTTTAGATATTCTGAAATCAAGAGCCGACAAAATGATAAAACACGGCTTTGCTGAAGAAACAACGGAAGCGTTCAAGATGATATTTTTACAACCCAAAAAAGTAAAAAACAATGTTAATAAAATTCAGAAAGGACTGGAAGGTAGTAAATAAGACCGTCCGAATTGGTGAGCAGTTAGACGTTCACTGGAAAACAGCAATTGAATTAATCAATAACGGAACAGCGGACATTGTCGAAATAGAAACTGAACCTGTTTAATTTTATAAATAAATAAAAATCAATAAATCATGGCAATCACAACAACAAAGTTAAACGGGACAGTATTGAAAGTCTACATAGATACTGTTCTTTTAGGTTTCGTAACTGAAGAGTCTTTTGACATTTCAGCAAATATTATTGAAACTTCAAGTAAAGATTCAGGAAAATTTGCAGATTTCATTGCAGGACGAACAACGTCAACATTATCGTTTTCCGCAATGCACCAATTTAACGCAACGGAAGGCTATAAAGAAATGTTTGGAGATATTAAATCAGGAACAGCTGTCAGTGTAATCATATCAAATGAGAATACTGGTGATTACGAATGGACAGCAAGTTGTCTGATTTCGTCTTTGTCAATCAGTTTTCCTGACGATGACGTGGTAAGTTATGACGGTGAGTTTCAAGTGTCAGGCGAACCAACTTACACAGTAGTTTCATAGAAATAAGGGTGTTTTTCATAATGTTATGGCTTGATAGTGTTCAGCTGTCAAGCCTTTTTTAAAACAATTTAACAGACAAACAAATGATTTTTACAAGACAAGATTTTATCGTTATTAACGAAGTAAACTACCCTATCAAGTTTAATACAAAAGTTTTTCATCAGTTTGAAGCAGAAACAGGAGTAAAGTTTTTCGATTATATTCAAGAAATGTCGTCGGGTGACGTGTTCAATGCAAAAACAACTGCACTGATTTTTTATGCACTGCAAGAAGGGGCAAAGATTGCAAATCAAGAATTAAAAGTGACACGGTCCGATGTCGATTCTATGGATCTCGAATATATTATGCTATTCATTGAAAAATTGACTGAGGCGGTTTCTAAATTGGGAAACGGTCAGAAGGCAGCGTTGAAAGCGGAAGCGAACAAAACAAAGAAAGTTCACAAAGCTTAACACTGTCTGAAATTCGAGCGATTGCCGTCGGGCAGGTTGGGATGTCTTTGTCTGAATATTACGAAAGCGAACTGGAAACAGTACTTGATATTGTTCGATCGTTTTATGAATTTCAAAACAATAAAGAACAGCAGGAATGGGAGCGGACAAGATTCCTTTCATTCATGACCGTCAAGCCGCACGACAGCAAAAAACGCTTAAAAAAACCGTCTGATTTAATAAAATTCAAATGGGAATTAGAACAAGCAACCAAGGATAAAAAAGATTTACAGCAAAAGATAAAAACAGGGCAAAAAAGAGGTTTTGAACTGTACACAAGATTAAAAAAATTAGGGCTTGTTTAATTGTTTGTTTGAACGTGTGACGGTGTAACGCCGTCACTTTTAAAATATAAATTATGGCGAAGGACATTAACATTCAGATTGGGGCAGATATAAAAGATTTGCAAAACAAACTGAATCAAGCACAAAAGTCACTGAAGAAAGCAGGTCGAAAAATGAAGTCTATCGGCTCAAGTTTAATGATGTCACTGACGGCACCGCTTGCAGCGTTAGGCGGGTCTGCAATAAAGGCAGCAGGAGACTTCGAAGCAATGTCGAACGGATTGACTGCAATTATGGGGGACGCAGACGCAGCAGCAGCGGAACTTGATAAATTGAAAGAAGCAGCAAAGAATCC